CCCGGCGGTTCGTCATACGGCATACCACAGATATTTAAACCCGCAATCGAGGCAGGACTCGGCAAGTCGTTCTACACAGGCAGGGACATCCTGTCTGCGCGAGAAAAAGAACTGTTGCCAGAAGAGCAGTTCCGCGCCAACACATCGGAGTTGGCTAAAGTTATTGGTAAGACGCTTGGTATTTCCCCCATTGTGTTTGAGCAACTTGTCAGCGGTTACACCGGTACTATGGGGCTGGCGTTTATGCAAGCACTTAGTGTGGGCATACCCACAGGTGAGACTCCTGATAAAGCCGTTAAGCGTTTGTCAGAGTACCCAATTCTTGGCGGTGCGTTCCAACCCAATGATGCTGGCGGCATTGTCAACAGCGTGTATGAGCGCATGAACGAGAGTCTCAAAGTTAAATCCACGTTCGACAAACTGGTAGGAGAAGGCCGCATGTCAGACGCCAAGGCGTTGCTCCAACGTCGCGGCAATGAGTACATGCAAGCCGAGTTGGCAAACAGTTTTAAAAACGACATGAACCAATTGACTCAGGCAGAGCGTGCCATCAGTGCTTCAAAAATGTCACCGGAAGAAAAGCGTGCGCAACTTGACAAGATCAGGAAGATAAAGACCGCTGTTGCTCAAACGGTGAGGGATATCTCCGATAAAACCATACGCCTATCATCCCCTTTCTAACACCGATTAAAGCTCTAGTGCGAAAACTAAAAGGAACGGCGGCGCGTAGCCCCCGTTCCTTTATCTCTGCAACATTCAGCCCGGGCACAAAGAATCCCTCACCCGGCTCAAGCTTCGCCCACGGATACGTTATTACCATTGAAGTGTTCTTCCTCAAACGTGATGTGCATTGCGTTGACTCTCATGACAGGGCCGTTGGTTTTGCCTAGCATGTCTTTCTTGGTGTACTTGACGCGGAACATCTTCTCCATCTGCTTCTTAAACTCGTCGTAACTAAAGCTCATGCTGACGCAATGCTTCTTAAGAAGCTGTTCCTCAATGTAGTACTCCCTGAACCCGTCAGCAAGCGTGCCATGCTCCACACGCCCCAACACCTTAGACCTAGTGAGCGACTTGTCAACTGACTCGCCATCTCCCCATGCAGCCAGCAATCGACCATCTGCTTTCTTGATGATGATAAAGCTGCCGTAGTTGTCGCCGGTATAAGCATTGAGCACGTCCTCGGCGGTGCGCACACTGCCACGGATAATGCCGCGTGCCTTGTCCACAACGAGTTTCAAAGCGTTGATAACTTTCTGTACTTCCACATCAATGATGTTGGCGTAGTCCCTGCGTAGCAGAATAGCAGACGCAACAATTACAGTACAGCCAGCGTGCCAGTAGCGCTCGTCGTCATCAAAGTCCATAACCTTTTTCAAATGTGCGTGTGTCTTGGCAACTACTTCCTTAGCAACATCTTGGTGCTTGGTCAGCCATCTCACCCACGCTTCACCGGCCACGCCATAGTGACGCTTTATGTCCAGCAGGACTTCACGCTCTTTAGGAGTCCACACCAGCTTTATGTTTGGGTTCCACTCCAGCATACGCAGAAGCTCACCGTTTGAACTGAACTTCCTTGCGCCAGCCATGTAGTCGGTCAGGCTTTCGTTGGAGGTCATGGTGCAGGTGGTTTTCCAAGACGTGTTGTTGAGACGCTCCTTGTTGGCTCCCGCCTCCATACGCTCCTTGCCCTGCGCTTCAGCAAAGTCAAAGATAAACACTGGTGCCCATTCCATGTTGGCACGTTGGGTGTTGGTAATCTCGTCCACAAGCAGAGGCATACTGTTGAGCAAGCCAGCGCGTTGTTGCATGGCTACTGGGGATGTGCCTTTGCCTGTCCTATACCTCAGGGGGTGACCCCACACACCAGCCTTGGCGCTCAGCACCAGCGACTTACCAGTACCAGACTCGCGAGAACCAATGTGCCACACAAAACCCTCGTACTCGGTGAACCGCATCAAGGATGCACCAAATGAGTCTAGACACACAGCCAGCGCCGTCTCCATGTTGGGCTTGTCCACAAAGATGGTCTGCCACATCTTCTTCCATGTCTGCAAGTCACCATCGCTGTTGGTGTTGCGGTTGATGTTCTCCAGACCGGGCATGGGGATGCGTGTCTCTCTGCCGTCACTGGTGAACACACGATTGTTGTAGACGAAGCTGTTGTCCTCTTGCCAGCCACATTGATAGGGTACGACGATGGGCTTCTTGGCCTGCGATGCCTCACCGACACAAGCACGCACATACTCATAAAGCTGTTTGTCGTAGCCTGCAAAGGTGGACACGATGTTCTGACTGGCTAACCACTTGAGTGTCTCGTCCCTACTAACAATAGATTTCTGTGGGAAGTTCAACGTCAGCACACCTTCAGGACGCACAGCGGCCATGTGAACCAAGTGATCGCTCTCCATCTTGAGCAGATCAACCACAAACAAGTCGTAAGGAACAAGCTGGATGGTCTTCTTACTTTTCTTGCCCTCCTCGTCTGCCTCCTCCTTGACGAAGTACACACCGCCGTTCTCGCCGTAGCTGTAACCCCTTGGTGGGAGTGGGCGTCTTACTGCGGGTATGTTGTCGGGGTCGTCGCTCTCCTCGCTCTCGTCCAGCGCAAAGAACTCCTCCTCAACAAACTCCTCGCTGACAGTTGACAGAGGGATAACTTTCTCTGTGTTGTCTGCCTTGAGTTCCCGCCCCAATATCAACGGGTTGGTAATCTTGCCCCAGTGTGGACAACCTGTGCATATCCCGGGATTGAGTGAGTCCATCGCCACGCAGGAGTACGGCCCTTTGATCTCAGACAACTTTTGTTGCATCCGATCTAGCGGGTATGGGTGCATCTCTGACAGCCACACCGCCTTTTCTTCGCCGTCATTGCAGACCTTGGCCCAAGAGAGCAGACCGCGCCATACAGGTTCCTTGCCGTCATCCTGCGCCGTGTTGAGATAGTCCACAACCTGACCGCACTTCGACTCAAAGCTGGCAAACAGCGTGGTGCTGTTCTCAATGAGCTTGACTTGCGCCTTGGTCATTGCCTTTGAGGGACGTGCGCCCGGCAGGGAGAGTGTCTCGACCCTTTGTATTGGCTTAGCTTTTTCAACAAGGTGTTTGTCGATGAGCGCCGCAATGTCTTCAAACTTAAAGATGTCGCCCTCGGCCAGCAGTTTTACTGGCATTGGCTTGCTGTACTTCTTCTTGTGATTGAAAGTTTCTGGGAAGCGCATCACCCTTGCGGAGTCAGACGTCACCGACATGTCAATAGACATTTTCTCCTGCGCACACAGACGTTTCAAGTTGTCAGCAACAGGTTTCCAAACATCAGTTGGCAGTTCTTCTGTCAGAGGCCAATAACAATGCAGTCCACCCCCTGAAGACACAATCCACGGCTTGCCTAGTTCAGACAAGCCAACCTTCTCCATAAAGGCATCCAACGCAAGGGCGGCGGCTTTCTTGGACTCGTACCCATCCATGTCAATGAAGAACGCTTTGATCTTCAGCGTGTTCTCTGCCGTGCGCTTACCTACCTTTGCAAAAGTGGATAAAGCAAAGAAAATGTTGTAGTCGGCTTTGTTCCAGCGGTCTACATGAGGGAGTAAGTCCTCAAGTTTTTCAACAAAGGCATGTTCGTTCTTTCTGGTAAGTTCGACCGCGCAGTAGTACCCCGTACCCGGAGACGGAAGAACCACCGCTAGAAATTCAAGCGGAGTCATATCTGTCCTTTGGGTTATTTGAAGTCGTCTGTCGCGTGGTCTACGCCTTGGGCAAAGCCGTCCTCAAAGCCTTCGTGAAAAGCCTTCTCTTTGCTGTCAATAAGTTCAGCCGTGCGTTCCACAAGCACCTCAATCCAATCAGGGGTAACTTTGTCAAAACCAATGATGTAGATATAGCGCAGAAGTTCGTTGTTGCTCAGTTGTCGAGGCTGAATACTTTGCATGTTTTTCTCCAAGCCTCGTCGGCGCTACTAGATGTTTGCAGGATTTTGAGAAGCGAACTGACAACAGGCCGGTACGCTACGAAGACTTCACCACCACCGAACCAGTTGTAAACAGACTGCCGTGAAGCGCCTGTTGCCTTGGCTATTTTGATGACTGGGAAATTGTGATGGACAGCCCAGCGCCCGAGTTGGTTGCCCAACGTCTTTGGCGCTTTCATGACCATGTTGATTGTTTGAGTTGAGTAAGCCATTTTGATAGGGGCTTGCGCCCCACCCCTTTCTTACTCGTCCCAATCGTCAACCATTGCCGCCAAGGATGACTTCTTGGCAGGCACGGCACTAGGCTTCTTCTCTTCCTTGCGGACAGTAGGCTCTTCGCTCTCGTCTTCAGCAACAGGCTCGGCCTTGGCTTTCTTAGCTTTGGGTGCGGGTGCTGGCGCTTCTTCCTCTTCTTCAGCCGCCACCTTAACGGTTGGGCGCTTGCCGCCAATAGCTAGGGGAGCCGCCACATTGTTAGAAACAAACATAGCGATAGCTTTCTGCGCTTCGGGGCTTTGACCTTTCTCCGCAATGTTGGGGTACTCATCATCACTCAACCAGCGCATAGCCTTGAAGAACAGCTTGGGGGACTCAGACTGGGTATCAAACTTTAAGCGTGTCACAACCTCGCTGGGGTCAACAGGGTTGGGGGTTTGCGCCAACAAGAAGCGAGCATAGGCTTGCAGGGGGCGGTTGTCGCCTTCTTCTTTACCAAAGATTGACTTGGCTGGCAGAGTCAGTTGCAGGACATCTCCCTCCATGTCGTTGGCAAGAACTACAGCAACACGTTGTTGATAGCGGCAAGCACGGCTGTTACCTTGACCGGAGCCAGCAACATTCTGAGCGCAGTCCGCGCAGGTGGCGGCTTGTTTGTTGGATGCGTCAGCGCTTGGCTTCTCACCATCGGACGACCAGCAGTCAGGCGCGTTGGCTTCGCCGTCATAGGACTTCATGTAGAACACACGTCCGATTTTGGGAGCGGCGGCGACGATCACTACATCAAGGTAGCGTTCTTCGATAGCGGCGACTTCTTTGCCAGCGCTATACAAGCGGAACACGCCGCCTTTGATTGAGATGCGTTTGCCGCCATCAGTGCCACCGCTACCAGCGAGGGCTTTGGCTACAGCAGACAGACCTGTGCGGTTTTTTACAAATGCAGGAACCGCACCCTGATTAAAAATGGTTACGTTACTCACGTTATATTTCTCCTGATTACTTGGTTGGTTTACGAACAGAGATTGCGTACTCAGATACTGAGTTCAATCCGGGAGGTACGAGGCCGGGGTTCTCTTCAAGGAATGTCGACATGTTGGTCTGCGCTATGCGCTTCTCAAGCAAGTCAACTGCTTCGTGCTGAAGCACAAAGGTCTTGAACGAGTCCCAGTCTTGTGTGTTGTAGCGTGTCTTGGTAGACAGCACCACAGTGCCTTGGTCAGTGCGCACAGAGGACACGCCTAGTGCAAGCATTTGATCTTTGAGTGCAATCTTTACGGTGTCTTGTTGCCGCTTTAATTCCTCAACTTCATTTTCGTACGCTTGAGTTAGCTCTTGAATTCGAGCCGCCATCTTGCGGTACACCTTAGCCAGTTTGTCCATTGGAATGGCGGCTAATTCTTTGCTCTCCTCTACGGGAGGTGCTTCATCATCTATGACTGAGGTCATTTACTTCTCCTATTTTTTTGTCTAAGGTTTAACATCATACACGGAACAAATTCTCATGCAACTCCTTTCTTAAATATTTTTTACTTCACTATCAAACATACCGACAAGCAACGCGTGGTCAGTAACTTTAGCGGCCATTGCCTTGAATAGTTTTTTCTCAATGGGGCTTGACTCAATGTGTACTACAGTAACTTTGTCAGAGTCTTGACCCTTGCGATCTGCGCGAGCAATACATTGTGTATACATCTCAACAGACATCAGAGGCCCAAAGAATACAACTGTGTCAGCGGCAGTCAGGGTAATCCCGTGGGCAGTTGCTTGAGGTTGCAACACGAGCACGCGTATCTTGTCAGTAGTCTGAAAGTTCGCAATTATCTGACCGCGTTTTGTTGCTGTAACGTCGCCATGAATTTGTCCCACGGCAAAGCCATTGCCTGACAAGTGCCGCACGATAGACTCAATGCTTGACCTGAACAGCGCAAAGATGATGACCTTCCTCTGTGTCTCCTCAAGCACCTCGTCCAACACATTGAGGCGTGGGGACGCATCGAACTCCACAACTTCTTTGTCGTCTGTGTACGCCGCACCGCAGGATATTTGTAGCAACTTGTTTACAGCAACACCGGCATTGACCGCGCTGATTGTCTCCCCCGCCGCACGCACCATCATCTGCTCTTTGAGTAGGCGGTAGTATTTGTTTTGCTGTGGTGTCATGGGCACCTCACGCGTCACCGTGATAACTGGTGGCAAGTCAAGGCATTGATCTTTTGTAAAACGTATTGCTGGTTGAAGCACCTCGTACACCATGTCGCGTGCGTTGGCTTTGGGTGCCCACTTGAACATGCTGATCTTGTTCATCACCTTGTCGCGCCATGCAGTCTGGAACTTGGGCACGCCTGTGGGGTTGACCAGCCGAGCTAAGCCATACGCATCCACAGGAGACTGCGATGCAGGAGTGCCGGTCATCATCCACAGATGTGTGTCGGGTCTGATGATTGATGCCAACGCCTTCCATCGCCGCGTAGATGGGTTCTTGTATGCGTTTGCCTCATCGACAATCACAAGGTCAAAGCGCCCATCATTGATGATCTCAGAAGCAATCAGGTTGAGTCCATCGTAGTTGGCAATGACGAACTCGTAGTCTTGCTGAATCATCTCTATACGCCGTGATGCCTGTTGATGGTGCGCGACCACGGCGCTTCTGTGAATGATGCTTCGGTTGATGTCGCCCATCCATGCGCTGTGCATGATGGACAGGGGGCACAGTATCAACACCCTGCGCACCTCGCCCTTGTTCATCAAGTAGTCTGCCGCCCACAAAGCAGAGAGCGTCTTACCAGTTCCGGGGTCGTTAAAACAGAACGATCTGCGGTTCAGAGTCATGAACGCGGAGGTTTCTATTTGGTGAGCCATTGGTATAAACTTGCCCGGCCAGTGGTAGCGCTTAGTGATGGGCGACGGCACATCTTTGACGCCAAGATTTTTGAGCACGCGTGTCTCATCAAGCCCCCAGTACACAGCCACTTGATATACGCCGTCTTCATGACCGAGAACTTTGTGTTTGGGGATGATGCTGTATTTGTTGGGGTTGCGTGTGCGCAGTATCAGCGCTTTGTTGTCAACGATTTCCATTACGCATCTTCCCTCAACCGCGCCCACGGCGTGTTGCTTTCTCTGAACTCAATCTCTTCCATCAGTTTGTTTCTGTGAAGTCTTGATGATGCGTCCATCCAAAACTCATCATCTATTTCAGATACATCAACCCACAAGTCTCCGTACTTTGCTCTCCACATATTTGCCAGTGTTGATAGCGGCACGATATACGCTTCGCGTTGGTTGGGGTTGTCTACGACTGGTAGCCCTTTTCTCATATGTGCTCGGTTATACATGCTCTGCATTATGTGCGCTTGCTGTGCCGCCGCTTGTGACATCTGTGATGCTTGTGCGCTGTTCATCAGACCTTGCCCCGAGTACATACCGCCCTGCACAGCCATGTTCTGCATACCCGCGTTTTGCACTCCTTGTGCATTAGCGTAAGCCGCTAATTTTTCTGTCAGTTGTTGACCTAAGTCTTTCATCTTTCCCATTTGCTTCTCCTGTTTTATTCTGGCATCCGGCACACATAGCGTGCCCTGTCTGTTAAGAAATGAACTTCAACTTCTCCGAGTTGTTTAAGTCTTTTAAAAGCTACGCTAAAAAACGCATCCTCTTCTATTCGTTCTAACTCCACCCAGTCGTGTCCGAAACGCATCACCCAAATATTGACTAAGCTATCGACTGGGACATTGAACGCTTCGCTTTCGAGCATCGCACTTGTTATTTCACTAGAAACAAAAAGCCTTGCTCTTACTATGCCTGCGTGTATGGCGTTATTTAATACTGCGGTCTGACTTCCGCTTGAAGCTCCGATTGTCTGATGCGGACTTAACGCGTAAGTTACTCCTTGTTGTTGCCCCGCCTTTTGAAAGGGGCTGTTTGTGATCGACATCTTTTCCATCTCCTTTTTGTACGATACCTTCTTTCATAAGCATTGCGCGTGCTTTATTTCGAGCGGTTCTTTTTTTAATGATCTCAGGCTTCTGCTCATACTTTGCGTACGAGGGGCGGTCTGCGGGGTTCTTGTAAGGCATAAATGTTTCCTAATGTTTTGGATGAAATTCACACGTTTTTACAGCACACCAACCACACAGAGGCGTTTGGTTTGGGTTCCATACATCGTGCTCGAAGCATGACTCCAAGCGAGCGTAGCGTTCACGGTAGTCCCACCAGTGCTTAGCCGCTTCGTCCGAGGTCATACTCATCTTGACCATATCATTTTTCACGATAAACATCAACGCCGAGTTGACTCTGCGGATGTGGGGGAAGTGGGCAAACACCATGATAGACATGAGAACAAGTTGGTCTCTGTCAGGATACTTGTTGTTGCCTGTTTTCCAATCTGCCACCCACGCCGTAAGGTTCTCATCATCAATGATGATTAAGTCTGCAATGCCTCTGACCCACACGTTGTCATCTCCCCAAGACACAGGGTTTAGGTTTGTATCCAGCGCCATCTCATACTCGGGCAGTCTGCGTCCTGCCTTTTTCAGCAACGCGTCAACAACAGGTTGGAACTGAGAGTGCTTGGGCGGTATGGGTTTGCCGTCCTTGATATACAACTCCAAGCTCTCATGCACCTGTGTGCCGTACCGCGTAGCCTCAGTCTCTACAAAGGGGTAGTTCTTCAAGACCTTGACTTCGTGATAGCGGCGCTGACACCCCTCAAAATCTTTTAGGGACGAGTGAGACCATGATGGTTTTTTCATAGTTTGGCTGTGTTAATAGCGTGTGATAAGTGGTTGGCAAACTTGCTTACAAACGATTCGTTGTCGCGTAATGGGTGATTCATCTCGTGCAAGATGCCATGCGTTAACTCGTGCCAAAAAGTGTCGTGTACTTCTTCGTCAGAGAACTTGATGTGCACCTCGGTGCCGTTACTGCGCTTGTATGTGGCGTGTGTAACAAGCTTCATAACATAGTTGTGATAGTCAATCTGACCCATCTGTTTGCCGTTGATGAGGTTGTCATACATCTGCACCATGTAAGTCCTGCGACCGATGGTAATTTCTTTCGGTATCTTCACTTGCTTCTCCTTATGATTTTGCTAACCCATATCTACGGTGCGCACCACCGTCAGCGGCCAAAGGTATCCCCGGCATGTAACTCGGCTCCATAGTCATCTGCGCCAAGACCCAAGTCTTCGCGTCAACAACTTCTGCGTCAGGCACCAACACGATCTGTTCATCGTGCACAGTACCAACCACAGGGTATCTCTTTGTCACCCTCAACATCCCATCGGTCATGACAATGCGTGCCAATGCCTGCGTAACATTGTTTGTTATTTTTCCTGCATACAGCTTTGTTGCACGCTCTCCGTACACCCACTGCGTTCTGCCTTTACCGTCTGGCTCAGGGCGCAGATTTGGGTACAGGAGTTTCATTCCGTTTGGTAATTCTATCTCGCCTTCACGGAATGTCAAACACTTGTGTGTGTACTCTTTGCCCAAATACAGCGACTTGTGTATAAGCTCACTGAACAACGCCCACAGCGACACGATAGGCCAAGCAGTCCGGCGGTATGAGTCAATGATTGCCTTGGCAGCAAGGGCATGAGTCAGTAGTTCCTTGTCAGAACAAGTGTGTGGGATGTCGAATAGCTTGTCGTCGTTGCCGTCCCACTCCACAAACTTCTGAGCGTACTCAGAACTCACCCCCAGCGCTTTAGCAAAATCTTTGGAATACCTAACTGGCGGAGCACCAAGGAACCCAGTAAGTAGTTGAGATGCGAACGATGCCCATCCCAAGCCGTAGCCACACCCCAACAAAGCGCTCTTTGCAGACTGTCGCAAATCTGGGTGGCTGTCCTTAGTGAGTCCCGGTATGTTAAACATCTGAGCGCCGAACGCGGCGTAAGGGTCACCGCCAGCGCGGAAGATGTCGAGCATATCTTGGTAGTCACCAAGCCACGCGAGTACTCGCGGCTCAATCTGTGATAAGTCGCCAACGACAAGCTGGTAGCCTTCGGGAGCCATAATTGCTTTGCGTAGGAAACTGCCTCGCTTGAGGTTTTGCATGTTGATTGCTGAACCTTTTGCCGCCGTCCAGCGACCCGAGAGAGCACCGTAATACGATAGCGGAACCGGTAATTTACCGCGCTGGCTGATGTCCAAGAACCGCTGTGCTCTTGTGCGCTCGGTCGTGGATTTAACTTTAAGGCGTGCTTCACAAAGGAGGGCAACGTCTTCACGTTCACCGTTGAGCAACGCTTGGAAGAGGGCATCATTCTTTGCGAGAGCGAGCGTTTCTTTGCCGGTAGTTTTACTAACCTTAGTCGGGGCCACAACCCCGAGGCTTTGAAGTATGTTTGCAAACTTCGGGTTCGACGCAAGCTCAACTTCTTGTATGCCGAGTCTTTGTAGTAGTCCTTCACGAGCTTCTCCTTCTTCTGTTAGTGCCTTGATGAGCATCTTGTGGTCAAGCTCAAGCACGGGTCGTGTGTACATCTTGAGCGTCATGTCTATCAGACGCAGTTCGGATTTTGGGTAGCCCTCTCCCAATCTTTTGAATATTTCCTCACACAAAAACACATCATGCGCACAGTATGCAGCGAGTTCCCGCTCAAGGTCTTCGGAAAGTTCAGTGAGTCCATCAGTCGAGTGAACGGCTTGTCCCTTCTCCGGCAAAGAGAAGTCCTTCGCCAATTTAGCCAAGGAGTTTCCAACCTCCACACCGCGTAAAGCTCGCGCCATTGATAAAGTGTCGAAGATGAATGCGGGTTGATAACCGTAGACCCACTCAATAATGGATATATCGAACTGTGCGTTATGCGCAAGCACAGCGGTTCGTCCCCAGTCGATTCCCGAAAAGAATTCAGGTAGTCCATCTCCTCCAACCCACTCAATTGGGCTGTCAGTTCCGAACTCATGTATACATGCTCCAAACGATTTAAATCTCTTATCACGGATGTACTCCTCTGTTGTCATCTTTGATAGCGTGTAGTCACGCTTGTCCCACCGAGTTTCAAAGTCGATGGTCAGTATCCTGTCAAATGGTTTAGTCAATTAAATGCCTCCTTTGGTGGTGCGCCAACCATATTTAGATAGCCGAAAAAATCATTTGCCTCGAGCAAAAGCTCCATAGCTTCCATGTCATCTGCGTTCATGGTGATGAGTCCTGCCATCTTCCCCCTCGACTTGATGAGCAGTACAGCTTGGTTTGGGTCATCGCCGTAGCACTTGACCAGTTGCAGTACAACCATCTTGAAGTGCTCGCGCTCTTCCTCAGTCATTGTGGTGAGTCGTTGTTCGATTACGTCTTGTTCCATAGTAGCTCCTCTAGTTCGTTGATGTTGTCTTCGTTGATAACCATTGAAATCCCCCCTGACCTGCGTATGCGTTGCAGGTTGTCCTCTTGTAAAGTTGTTGGCTTGTTCTTTCCTGCCTTTGCTTCTATACCAACAAACCTGCCGTTGACGCAGACCAAGAAGTCAGGCACGCCTGAGTTTCCATAACCTGTGCCAATGGGCATAGCGTAGTACGCACCTGACTCCTCAAGCAGTTTGCGTATTTGCTTCTTTACTTTTACCTCAGGTGTTGATGCCATACAGTTTCCTTTGAATTGGTGAGGGGGTCAAGTAGATTACACGCCCCCTCGGTCGTGTTCGGGAGTGGGTGCAGAGGTACTCTCTCAAGGGCTAACGCCCCCGCACCCAACAAAACGTGTTCGCATCTACTAGGCTTGCACGCGTTGCGTCAATATAATCGTTAGCCCTTTTGTCTTTTGTCCCTGCTTTCTTGTAGAAATTTTCTTAGCCACTTACCGGCACCTAGTTTCATGTACTCTTCATACTCACTCTGCGTTACGCGGATACCAAGGGTCTTGCCGCTTTTAGTTAACTCAGTTTTTGGTCGCGGCATTTGTGTTGCTCCCCCGCTTCTTTAGTCACAAATACCAGCTTGCACACAGTGCAGTACCACGCCGTGCCTTGTGCAACAACAGTTGTCTTGTCTCGGTGTATTCCCTTGGTGTTACCAAAGAATGTGCGTATGCGTTCAAGCATTTTGTTTCCTCCATCGTCTACACAAATCTTTTGCTGCTTTGCTCTTGGGTTTCCTGTCGCACATCTCGCTTATGGATTTTGCTTTTGCTTTTTGTTTTAGCGTAAGCGGTGTATGTTGTGGCGGGTCAGGGAAAAATCCATTGAACCCCACTGTGCCTAGCACTGCACTGAGAATGAGTTTGTCTATCATGTGTTCTTCTCCTTGAGTTTGGCTTCAATTATTCGCACCCATTTCAACTCGCCACTATGCTCAAGACTCATTGGAGAACCATGTAGTTCATCAATCTCCTCATCCATCAGCCCAACCCATGTGCGCTGTGGCTTGTCGTACAAAGGCAAAGAATTGACCATCTCTGTTTCATACACCAAATGCACACCCTCTAAGCCAATCTTTAGGTGATGCAATGTTGTTGGGTCAACCCACGCCACAGGCTCTTGGCTTTCCAAGTCTGCGATGGCTTGCTTGCCTGCTTTTATGGCTTCTGCTGAGCCTATTGGCTCACCGCCATGACACCACTCAAGGGCTTCTAACATCTGTTTCAATACTTCAATCATGCGTCACCCTCTGAGTGTTCAAACAAGCGTTGCTTTAACCTTTGAATTCTTTCCTCGTTGTAGTGCATGGCGGCATTGGCGTACTCTGCCGCAGTTTCTGCTTCCAACTTGCGTAGGTGTGCCTCTTGCAGTTCGGCGTAAACCACTTCGTAAATAGTCTTTGGTCTAAGAATATCCTTGATGTATTTGATTGTGGTTTCTCTGAATGTCATGTGTTCTTTTCCTTGAGTTTGGCTTCAACTGCTCTAGCAAACTCCAGCCACTTACTGCCATAAACCTGTTGGTCATCAAACATATCTAGTATTTCTTCGGGGGTCAGCCCTACCCACGGCTTCTTGTAGTCTTGAATGTCATCGTCTTCTTCGTTCATTTCTTCATCTCCTCAATATCTTTTACCAAAATATCAAACCATTCATGTGTGGCTTTGCCTCTACCCATACTCTCTAACGGCATGACAGCAGGGCGCAGTTCTTTGATGCGTTGCAACACTTCGTTGATGGTGTCGTTCATGCCATCTTTGTAGCCTGAGTCATACAAATCACTTGCCAGTGCCGCCCTCATTGCCACCTTCACAGACTCCATGCGTTGCTTGGCTTTTTGCTCAATCTCGTTGAACGCTTCGTCTTCTTCATTCATCGTCAGCTCCATTCTGTAATATGTACAACACCCAAATCAGCATAGCGCCCATGAATACAAAAACAAAAGCGCCGAACAGCATCAAAGTCACAGTCACCGCTACGTCCCACATACTAGCCTCCGAAGATTTTCTTCAGCGCATCGTACATGGCACGAGCCTGCACAATACTCATGGTGTTGAGCACTGTCTCAACATCCCACACCAGCCTCTGCGTAGGCTGAGCACTCAGCGCGGCAATGCCTTCGCCTCGCGTAGCTTTGGCTTTCTGTATGACTTGTTTGACATGCTTGCTTGCTTTCATAGGTACATACTCAGGCACCGCCACAGAGTATCGGTTCTGCGCGTCTCTTGTACACAGTCCCTTCTTAATAAACTGCGTGAGCAGTGAGCCGATAGAGGATGGCTTGTACCCCCGCTGTTCTAGCGCCCTACTCACCTCCCCTGATGAGGATGCGGGGTTGTTCTTCACATAATCAAATGTGGCGCGTGTCACGTTGTTAGTGACGCTGAAAAATGGTTGTTGTTTCATTTGTTTCTCCTGTTGTTTATCGTCTTGTTCCCACTCGGAAAGCGCGGTGGACAGCGCGGTCTTTATATCAGGCATGAGTGTTCCTTTCTTAGAAATTAAACTTGTCGAGTATTGCGTCGACATTCTTCTTGACATCCTGACGGATGGTCTCGTCTTTACGCAACTCGCTAGGAGTCACGCCTACCAACAACTGCTCAAGCTCACGCCGCGCTGTCTCCAACGCAGGGTCATTGGTAATGTTGAGTGACTTAGCCAAGTCACACATCTCTAGCGCACCATCGACAAGAGTGTCGTGGAAGCGTCGAGTCTTAGCCTCACCCTGCACATAGTCAGTAGTAAGTCTGTCAGAGATACGCTTGAGTCGTTCACCCAGTCGAGCACGAACATCTGCCATAGCGTAGTCGATGCGTTCCTGAGTTAGTGACTCAAGCTTAGCCTTGAGTTCTTCCTGCGCCTTGTTGCCCACATCCACGCGGAAGTCACCCGCTGTTGGTACGGGCATGTAGTTGACGCGGAATGAGAACTTGGTGACCAAGTCGTTGGGGGTTGGGAAGTCATCTCGTCTAAACATATCGCCAAGAGCCATAGCCTGTGCTGTGATAAGCGATGGGTAGATGACGATGAAAGCCTTGACCAATGCGGCAATCTCCTCATCAAACTCGTTCATGCGTTCAGCAAACTTGATGAAGCGCGTGTTGGGTAACAAGCGCAGACCAGAGTCAGACCAAGGCGATGTGTTGTCGTACACATACTGACGAGCACGACCTACTGCTTGTTGGATGACCTCCAGTTCTGTGCGACCTGCGAGCAGGTGCTTGTTGACACGAGCCGCATCCTTGGCGGCGTGCTTGTTTGTTGTGACCTCATCGGTAGTGGACTTGTCCAGCTTGCGAGCCGTCCACACAGAGGCGTTGAATTCCACCAGCATTGCACAGGTGTCGATGTTGAAGCGAGGGGTTGTAGTTGTGTTCATAGTGATTACTCCTTGTAGTTACTTACTTGGTTGAGAAAAAGATTTTGTGTTCAGCCAACATCTTGCCAAAGTCGGACAAGGTGATGAACAAGTCCACACGCTGAGATGTAGCCACGGTGTTGCAGAAGATTGACTGCATCTCTGCACGCATACGCCACACATATGTGACGATTGCTTCTGCTTCTGTTCTATCCTTGGCACGCGATACGAACTGGAAGACTTGAATCAACTGAGCAGTTGGGTTGTCAGACAAAGGTGCAGTCTTGGGGTCTTTGATGACACGCGCATATTCACAAATCTCACGACCGAAGCGAACGAACGATGCCAACGACTCAGCAGTTGTGTAACCGACAGTACCAATCAATGCTTGCTCAATGGTTGTGTCGTCGAGTATGCCAAGACCCTCATCCAAGATGTCACCAGCGGCGGCAAGTGAACGAGGCGTTGCGTATGCTTGCTGTGTTGACTTGGGGTTGAAGACAAAGCCGTTGTCCTTAGACATGTCCTTGCCCTCGTATGCACCACCCTTCTCGTAGTCAAGGAACGATGCCATGACGCGAGGCTCATTGTTTACGAACGCGATGACCATAGGATTGATACCGGCATCGGTTGCCCACTTGACCCACTCGTCAGCCGTAGGCTTACGCATCTTCACGAACACCAGACGATTACGCAAGTGAGCTTGGATGGAGTCGCCGAGACCCTCGACTGATAGGTTGGTTGCACAGAAGATGACGCTACCCTCGACGAAGTGGTAGTTGCCAACGCGTTGCTCGTAGACGATAGGCGCAAGCACATTCTTGATGAACTGCGGTGCCTTGGCTATCTCATCTAAGAACGCGATGATTGGCTTACTGCCATTGACGCCACGCTGATTGGACTTGCTGACACCGAAGCGTTCGTTGGGAAGCTCACGCGACACGCCGTTGTCGCGGTCAAGGTCAGGCATCCATACAGAGCCATCGGACAACTGAGTGCAGTCGATGGGGTCAACGGCAATGTGATTGGCAAACTTGGGAAGACGCTTGAGTTGATGGAACAGCGCGGTCTTGCCGATGCCGTTCTCACCCTCCACGATTACTGTGCGCTTGTGACCGACAGCGGCGATGAGGTTGATGACTTGAGAAGAAGAAAGATATTGATTCATGTTGATTACTCCAAAGGTTGATTGATTAAACAGAGATACGAACTAACTTGCCGTGAGTGGGAACGAATGACTCGTTCTCCACCACACCCCACAGAGACGGCATTGGGGTATTCGGGGTATCGCAACCGAGGTAGCCATCAGTCAGCCACACGATTGCTTTAGCATTGATTTTGTGGTGCAGTATGTAGTCAACAACTACTTGCGGTGTAGTGCCGCCACCACCTTGAGGTTTGAGTAGTGTTGCAATCTGCTCGTAGTCAACAGGCTTGAACACTTGGTCACCGCACACCTCGTTGTCCCACCACAAGATACGAACAGACTCGGGTCTTACTTGCGCGAGCATACGAACAATCTCACCGAAGATGATGCGATAGTAGGGTGACATCGAACCCGATGTATCGGGTGCAAGGATAAGCTCGCCGACTGTCTCGTTGAAGTGCGAGGGCATGATGTAACCCGATGCAAGCATCCGCTTGTTGGGAGGACAGAAGCGTGAGTTCTCGTCGCCACTACACACAGACACGAGCCAGTCCTGCATAGCCTCGACATAGTTGGTTGTGCGTTCCTTGGCTGTGCCGAAGATGTCACGACCACCCTTACCCTTGCCTGCTAACTTACGCGCAAGCATCTCGCCCTGACGATTGGCATCGTCAACATTCTTGCTGTGTTGTTGCTCGTCCTCTGCGTCATCGAACACAGGGTCTTCATGCACATCAAGAGGTTCATCGAAGTCATAGCCGTCACCACCATCGCCGTCCTTGTCGGGTTCCTTGCGACCTTGTTTGAGTAAGTCGTTGAGCACTTGAGGGAATGACCAACCGAAGTACTTGCGGTCAATCAGTAGGCGAGGCGAGGGTCTCTCAACGAATGTGAACTCGGGGTCAAGCTCTTCGATGAGGGCATTGACCACATAGTCCTGCGCGATGTTGGCAAGCTTGGGCATAGATTTAGTCTCGCGCTTGTACAAGATGCAATGCTTGAGTGCCACATGGAAGTTCTCATGCAGTACGAGGTAGCGCAGTTGTCTGCGGTTGAGTGGTTGAATGAATGCCTCGCCATACTTCTTGTCACGCCCATTGGTTGCGGCTGTGGGTATGGTCTTTGAGACCTCTGACTTGCCCATACATATCACACCGCTGAGCAGTGCATATTGTGGGTGCCGCATACAGTCAATGTTCGCGGCTTGTATACGCTGGTTAAGCGTCATCTTCTCGAATGTCATAGTGCTTCTCCTGTAGTGTTTGACATTATTCTAACATAGGTGTCCAAGATTAGACACCCTCGGGTTTCTACCAATGCACATTACTGCGGGGGTAGTCTTTCTCCACAACGAATTGTGGAATGAGTTGCTTGATGGACTTCTTGTTCAATTCCAGCGCCTTGAGGATGCGGGTCGACACCGCTTTACGCACCTCGTCTGCGGTGATTTGCTTCTCCAGCTTCTCTATGCCATCGACTGGTGCGGTTGATTGCCAGCGCGGGCTTAGCAAAAAGTCTCTCTGCTTGTATGCACGCTTGGATGCCAACACATTGAACGCGTCCTGACACATCTCAAAGAACTCGTGGATGTCGTTCGATGTGGCTGAGTCATCCGCAATCTTCCCGACACACTTGCGAGAGTCGTACTCTGACACCGCACCGCTACCCCAAGGACGACCCAAGCTGTCAGACAGCGTAACCTCAGCGGCAAACTCTGGCAGACGCATCTGCACAAGCATGAGGTAGTTGTCGAACTTCTTGAGTACCTCTGCGCGTGCCGTCTTGTCCTCGTTGCCCGACACCATTCTGTAGTGAGGTGTATGGGTTGACTTGGTTGTGTCGAGCACGCCGTCAACATACATGAAGTCAGCGCTGAATGGTGTGTCGCCGTCGTACATGAACGCCTTGTTGTACACAGGCGCAATCACCTCACCGCGTTGTGAGTTCTCGACACGCTTCCAACTGCATTTGTTCAACACATTGTCCATGAAGTCTTTGCTTGTGATTGAGTTGTCACCCATAAACAAACGGCGTTCGTGTTGCTTGCCGTCAACCATTGTTGGCGCATAGTAGCGAGCCATAACTGTGCTGTACAGAACGATGTCGAAGCGGTCTTCATACTTCGCTACTCTGTAATGGTAGTAGGTCTTGTAAAGTGGGCGTTCGTTCTCCGCCCATCTCTTGCTACGGACTGCGCCGCGATGATTGAATACTGACTGTGCTTCAGCATAGCTACGCACCCAAGGTAAAGCTCTGGTTGTGTTTGCGTACATAGTGATTACTCCTCTGTGGTTGTGGTTGATTTAAGTGCGGGGAACTCTGTGTTGATTAAGTGTGATGTGTAGATGTAGTCCCCAAGGTCATCGCATTCACCCCCTTGGTGTTCTTCTTCTGCGCCATCCTCACCCAATTCGATGCAACGCCACCCTGCGTTTGCGTATAGCTCGATTGACCAATCCATGAGTGCTTGATGCGCCCTCACTTCTTTGTAGTCTGAATACCATTTCACATCTTGTACCTCGAATGTGATGATGGGTTCTTCGTACTCTGTCTCGCACTCAATGAGTGCTTGTGTCATGTCATCGTTGCGATGCTTGACTAACTCAACGAATGTGTCTCGTTGCTCTGCTGTTCCAAAGCGTATGACATACGCTACATCTGACCTATATCCCATGGGACACCTCCTCTTCAGTTAAAAGATTGCCTTTGCTATCGAAGCGCCAGCCGTTTATATAGATGATTTCTTTAAAAGTTTCCTCGCTTGTGTATGCCTCATACTCATCACGAAGAGCTACATAAATCTCATCCGCCAATGACTTTGCCTCTGCGAGCACCCACTCTTCTAAGTCATTTATCAAGTGGTCGAAGTCTATCGACCGCGTTAAGTCACGCACGCTTGCACCTTGGAAGATGCCATGCGCGAACACCGCTTCGTTGTAGTCAGAGTCAACATCCGCAGGGGCAGATGTACTCTCCAACCCCATACAGCTTGAGTTGCAACACACGAATGACTTCGTGTATATGCGGAGATGTTTACCAAACCACTCCTCCTGCATCAACGCAAGCAGAACCATGTATCGCCCTGCATTGGGGTGCGTAGGCGTTACATTGTGTTCAATGAAGGCGTCGATGTTGACTAACCCTGTCCACGATGCGCCATCACCTTGTGAGTGGAAGCCTGCGTAGTGGATGTGTTCAACAAACATACCCGTAGCTTCTACTGCTTTGTCACCGATGTACTGCGAGTAGACTGACTCATACCAATCGTCGGGCGGGTCGCCATACTTGGATATGGCGTTGTGCTTTGCGTTCTGTTCTAAGTCTTCAAACTCCATTAAGTTTCTCCAAAAGTTTTATCAATGTGCTTGCCAACTTCTCTTCAAGTACTTCCTCAATCATCTCCTGCACTCGGTCTGCGTCAGGGTAGTCGTTGCTGTCTAGATAATTTTCTATCTTGTCGTCAACGTCGTACGCATCAAACTTGTCATCGAAGTCGTAGTCTGTGATTGCGTCATGTACTTGGTTGCTGATGTCGGTGTCACGCACCTCTCTGCGTACCTGCTCTGTGATGCGGTCGTCCATCAACTCCAACACCGAGTCATTGTTCAGGTGTTCCTCTGTGTCGTTGTGCTCGCTTATCGCTTCTTCTGCGATGTCTTTGATTGCCTCTCTGAACGACTCGTCGATGTACTTCACAGTACCATGAGCTTGCAGGACGGCGCTGACCTTCTCTTCAACCTGTTTGTCAATGTGCGTATTGATTGCATGAAGCAAGGTGTGTATCAGCGTTGGTGTTACCTCGCGTGGTGGTGTTTCTGTTTGTTCCACAGCGTTGATTTCGGTTTGAGTTGATTGATTCATGTTG